TGAAAAATTATAGAGTACATTGATTATATGTAGTCTATGTATAAAATGCCATGGCAAGGGGCTTTTAATACCTTGTACACTAGATATAATTGAAAGGTGGAACAAACAATGAAATTTAAGAATAAACAAGACTATTTAGATCAAAGAGCAACGCTTATGAATACTATTCAAGGGATAATGGATACTGCTACTTCGGAGGAAATCCAAGCTAAGATGTCACAAGTTGAAGTTATGGATAATGCCTGGGCAGATCAATCTAAGGAAATGGCAAATAAAGCAGCATTAGAAGATAAATTTAAAATACTTAATATTGAAAATAAAGGAACGAATGTAGCAGGAACTATAATAGATTCAACTGAGAATATAAGCAATGATGATATATATGCTTCTATAGATTACAGAAAAGCGTTTATGAATAATGTAACTAAAGGCGTTGCTATTCCAAATCAATTTACGAATGCAGATGCTAATACAAAGACTACTGATGTTGGGGCTGTGATTCCAAGTACAGTAATGGAAAAAATAATAGAAAAACTTGAAGCAACAGGGATGATAATTCCTTTAGTTACAAAAACATCTTACAAAGGTGGAGTTACTATTCCTAAATCTAGTGTAAAACCAGTAGCTACTTGGGTAGCAGAAGGTACTGGAAGTGATAAACAAAAGAAAACTACAGACGGAACAATAACTTTTGCTTATTACAAATTAAGATGTGCAGTGTCAGTTAGTTTTGAAACTGATAATATTGCATTAGCAGTATTTGAAACCACTTTAATAAATAATATTACAGAGGCTATGGTTAAAGCATTAGAGCAAGCAATTATTAGTGGTACTGGAGTAGGACAGCCAAAAGGAATATTAGTAGAAACTCCAGCGACAGGTCAAGCTTTAACAATTGCTAAAACAGCTGAAATTAAATATAGTGATTTATTAGCAGCAGAAGCAGCATTACCATTAGAGTATGAAGCAAATGCAGTATGGTGTATGTCTAAAAAGTCATTCATGGCATTTATAGGCATGGTAGACAATGCGGGCCAACCAATAGCAAGAGTAAATTATGGAATAAGTGGTAAGCCTGAAAGAACTCTATTAAGTAGACAAGTAGTCTTAAATAATTATGTATCTTCTTATGCATCAACAGTAACTACAGATACAATTTTTGCTTTCTTATTCAACTTTAGTGACTATATTCTTAATACTAATTACCAAATGTCTTTAAAGAAGTATGAAGATAATGACACAGATGATCAAGTGACTAAGGCAATTATGTTAGCAGATGGAAAAGTTGTTGATGTTAATTCTCTTGTAATTTTAACTAAGAAAGCTGCTTAATTTTGAGGAAAGGTAAATCCTTTCTTCAATTTTCGGGGAGGGAGATAAATGTTAGAAAAAATCAAACTAGCATTAAGAATAGATGATGATAGCTTAGATCAAGAAATACAAGATACAATAGATGCAGCTAAAGCAGACCTAAAACTTAGTGGAATATTAGGAAAGAAAATAGTTGAAACAGATCCTTTAATAATTAGAGCTGTTAAGACCTTTTGTAAATATGAATTTTGCACTGACGATAAAGAAGCTGATAGATACAAGGAATCCTATAGTATGATAAAAACTCATTTAAGTCTATCTATTGAATATACAACAGAGGTAATCATATGAGTATAGAAAGTTTAAATAAAAGAATAGAAATATGGGGGAATGTCACTTTTGTAAATGAGTTAGATGAGGATGATATGAAACCCGGATTAATAAAGGATAAACCTATTTGGGCAAGTGTAATACCTCAAACAGGTTCACTTCAAAAACAACAAGGGGATACAATTCTTTCTAATGTAACTCATAAAATAAAAATTAGATATGGAGCTGGTAAAGATATTACCCAGGATATGTGGATAATGTTTAAAGGTCATAGGTTTGATATTAAATATATACTCAATCCTTACTTTAAAAATGAATTTCTTGAAATTTTTTGTGAGGAAATTATAGGAGGATAGTATGGGTAGTGATGGATTTGATTTCAGCGAATTAACTCAATTTGAGAAAAAGTTAACTGAAAAAGTTAATGATACTATGCCTAAGGAGTCTAGAAAATTTATTAAAAAAGAAGCTGGCAAGCTTAATAAAAAAAATAAAGCTGTGTTTAAAAGTAAAGGAATAGGGCAAGAAACGGGAAATTTAATTAAAGCGTTTAAATCAGGAAAGGCATATAAATACAATGGTGTTTGGTCTGCAAGGGCTTTTAATAGTAGTCCACATGCTCATTTACTTAACGATGGGTACATGTGGAAACCACATAAAAATCAAAAGGGTGAAGAAAGATTTATTCCTGGATTTCATTTTATGGAAGATGCAGCTAGAGCCTTTGAAAGTAGTTATTATTCAGATGTTGAAGAATGGTTACATGAAGTATTTATAAAGGGGGTGTAATAATGATTACACTAAAACAAATTAATAAAGCTATAAATAACACTATACAAGCTGCATTGTTACATACTGATTTTTCAGATGTAAAAGTAATAAGTGAAGATATTACAGAAGCATTAAAAAAGGATACAGATGGAGCATGTATAAACGTTAAGAGACCATCTATAAAAGTTACATTTGATAATGTACAATCTGGAAAATTTAATAGTCAATTAAAAGAAAGAACTCTTCCAATAAGAGTTTATTTTTTTGCAAAAGATATGTACAAATGCAAGCTAGATAATTTAGAAATGCAAGACTTATTAGAAAATGCATTTTTAGAAGACGTAAAAGTTACTGATACTTTTTACATGCCAATTGTAAGTGAGGATGGTATAGAAAGCAATATAACTGATGGAGTATTGCAATGCAGTTTTGATTTATATTCAGTAGAGGAAATTTATGATGATTCTGCATTAGAACCAATGGATGAACTAAATTTAAAATTAGAGGAAAAGGAGTGATAATTATGTCTATAACAATGCCCAATATAGATATAAATTTTAAACAACTTGCAACATCAGCGATAGAAAGAAGCGAAAGAGGGGTTGCAATTTTAATAATTACGGATGAAACAACAACAGCACCAACATATAAAGAATATATTCAAATTACTGATTTGGAAGAAGATAAATCAAAATATACTGCTGAAAATTATCAATATATAAAAGATGTATTAGGATTTGTAATAAATAAAGTAATTATAATAAATGAGGATACTGTAGTAAATGGTTTAAACAAAGTTATAGATCATTCAACCACTGGGTGGATTACTATTGCAGATGGAACTACAGAAGAATATAACACACTAGCAACTTGGGTAAAAACTAAAGAAACTATGGAAAAGAAATATTATAAATGTGTATGTTATAAAGCAACTAGTCCTAATAATCGACATGTAGTTAATTTTGTTAATGAAAAAGTAACTTTTACTGATTCAAGAGGAGAGGTAACAGGTGAACATTATTGTCCAAGTCTTGTTGGAATATTAGCTTCATGCAATGTTACTAAAAGTACGACTTATTATAACTGCACAAATCTTAAGAAAGTAACGGAGGTTGCTGATAGAGATACATCATTAAAAAGTGGAGAACTTTTTCTAATAAACGATGGTGAAGGTATAGTAAGAATTGGTCAAGGAATAAATTCATTGACTGATACTGGAGAAAATTTAACTGAAGACATGTGTTTTATAGAAACTGTAGAAGTTATGGATCTAATTAATGATGATATAAGATCTACTTTTAAAGATTATATAGGTTCTTATAAAAATAAATATGCCAATCAAGTTCTTTTAATATCTGCTATTAATGGATATTTAAAAGAGTTAGCAAAATCAAACATTTTAGATGAAGAATATGACAATAAAACTGACATAGATATTGAAAGTCAAAGGGAAGTATGGATTAAGAGTGGAAAAACCGAAGCTTCAACTTGGACAGATACACAGGTTAGAATAGCTTCTTTTAAAAGAAGTGTGTTTTTAGTAGGGCAAGTTAAAATTTTAGGAAGTATGACTGACTTAAAATTCAATGTCAATTTATTTTAAGGGGGTGTAATATATGGTAAATGTAAACAGAATATTAAGAGGAAATAGTGGTAATGTGTGGTTTAATGGTCAATTATTAGCCACAGTTAAGAAAATTGAAGCAAAAGTTAAAGGGAATTTTGAAGATGACTCTTTTTGTGGAGATAATGCAGATTATTCAATTTATAGTGGTTGGAGTGGTGAAGGAACTTTAACAATGCAAAAAATTGACTCCACGCTATGGGAAACTATGGCAAAGGCTTATAAAAGTGGAGTTATGCCAGATATCAAGATAATCACAGCTTTAACAGACAAATCAACAGGACAAAGCGAAAGAGCATCTATAGAACAAATCACTATAACAGAATTTAATTTAGTAAACTTTGAAGCAAAGAAAATTGTAGAAGAAAGTTTTCCATTCAAATTCTCAAACTACGAAGTATTAGAAGCAATAGCTTAAAACATGTAGGATATCTTTTTAGGTGTCCTAATATTAAATTAGAAAATAATTAAATCAATGTAAAAAGTATAAAAATAAAGTGAGGTAAAAAATATGAATAAAAGTATTGAAAATAAGAAAGAAACGAAGGAAGAGCTAAAGGAATTAACACTCGATGATTTTATAAACAAAGCAGTGGAAAGAAATAATAATAAAAAAGATGAACAAAAAATTGAAATAAGTGGTTATGGGTTAGTAAACTTCAAAGCACCAACAGCTGACCAAAAATTAGAATATATGAATGCTAGTGCAAATG